ATCCCGCTTGATGCGCTCCCGGCTTCCTCTGCCTGTACGATAATGTCTATGTATGTGTCTCCTATCGGTATCTCCGCATAATCAAGCGTATTAAAGTACAGTCCGCTTTGCGTCTTTACTCTTGTTCCTGCCGGGATTGCCACTACTTCCGCTCTTGCCGCAGAAAGGGTAAAGCGTTCTGTCGCCGTCGCCTTGAAGCTGTCCTGTCTTGTTATCCCAAACAGCGCCGCCAGTGCGTCAAGGCTGCTGCCCGTTGAACTTTTCAAAAGCTCCGATTTCCCTTTTGCGTCGATATACTGCATTGTCTGATACTCGATCAGAGAAAAAGCCTTGATAAGAAGCGTCTTTGCGTCTGCATCCGCAAGCTCTCCCTCTCTTCCTGTCAGCTCTTGGTATATGCGCAGGTACTCGTCCTTTAACTGCTGCTCCGTTTCCGCAAGCGTCATGTTATCTATGAAACTGATATCCGGCACATTTGCCAGTTGGCTTATATTAGACAAGTTCAATCACCACCTTTGGAGTTATATTGCCGCCTGGCGAATCGCTCTCCGTCCATTCCACACGGTCAACTCTCGCTCTCGGCTCATACATTTGTGTTTTCCGTACATATTCCGCCACAAGTAGCGCCTGCGCTTCCGGTGCCGGTGTGTCCGGTGCTGCTGTCTCAATTCCAAAATCACGGTCAAGTGCCTGTTCTCCTGCTATCGTGTTGAAAAGCACTTGGAGATTTCTGTGCACTTCCCGTGCTGTCTTGTCGTTTACATTTCCTGCCTCTATCTCAATGATTGCTTCGTTAATCACATTTGCCATGCCGCGCCTCCTACAAGTATTCCTGCAATTTCAGAGTGATCTTGCACTCCACAAGCACGCCTGCCAGCATGACTACATCCCATTCGTCGGACACATCCGTAATCACAAAGCGGTGTGAGGATAGCGGCTTGCCGCCTATAATGAAATAGTCCGCCTTGCCCTTTTCGCTTTTCTTCTGAAAGAAGTCTTTTAGCTTCCTTGGATTTACCCCGTCCTGCTGCCGTAGCAGAAGATCGAAGCTGTATTCCCGTAGCTTCGGGCCGAGGTACTGTGTCCTTGCTTTCTTCCCGGCTCTGTCATGTGTTGCGAAGTCTGCTCCCGTGCTTCCCGAAAGATTGCTTGGCGTGAATATTTTTCTTTTATGGGTTCTTACATCCTCGTATACCTTGAATGTCTTTCCCATGAAACTGCCGACCGTCACTAATCACACCTCCTTATTTATCCGGCTCCGGGCCGCCCGCGTGTTTGTGGTGTATGAGGCTTACGCCCTTAATGGTTGCGTCGCCGTCTGCTCCGTCTATCGTGATTTGCGGTGCGCTCATGGTTATTTGCGTACCGCTTGATATGTTGATGTCTCCACCGGCACTTATGGTTATGGTTGTTCCGCCTACTGTGATAGTCACGCCGCCCGGAAAGTCAAGTGTTACCGCCCCGGTTACTTCTTCCTTCATGGTTCCCGTAACCTTGCGTTCTAATTTCGCCTTAAACTCTTCCTTTGCGTCTCCTGTAGCTTCCAGTGAATACTTAGCGCCTGCCGATATGCTCGTATCTGCGGCGCTTTCAAGGCTCATGCTTGTACCGGCTTCGATGCTTACATTTTTCCCCGCATTGATACCGACTCCCTCTGCTGCCTGTAAAGACACACTCGCCTTGCTTGAATTGATCTGTACCTGCCCGCCTGCTACAATGCTTGCGGCTCCCTTCGCTTCGTCGTATATCTCGCCGTTACAGTTTCGCCCTGTACGATTTGGTGCAAACTGTGTATATACTCCCGTGTTCTCGTCGTATCTTTCGTATGCCTGCCCCTTGGTGTTTGAGTATTCCTTGCGGTATAACCCTTTGTACCCTTCCGCCGGTCTGTTTGAATCATTCCACACAGTACCGGTCGTTGTGGCTGCCGCGCTTCCGTTACTGTTATGAGAGACTGATACCACCTGCCCGATCTTCGGCATCTTATATTCACCGTTAGACATTGCGTTTATCTGCCTTGTTACGCTCTGCCCCCGGTCAAAGTATGTTACTTCATAAGTGCCGCGCTCATAATCAATGGAGCTTACGCGCCCTGTTCTGTTTGTGCTGCCACTTCCCACGGCGCACCTCCTTACTGTGCCAAATTCACATTCTTACTCGCTTTTGTACTTCCGAGAGTGGTTGTGCTTCCGCTGCCAGCTCCGCCGGAGCCGGTACAGTATGATGCCGGTACCCAGCCCGTAACATTTTTCCCTACAGGAAGTTTGCCGCATCTGTCCGCCGTATTCGTTATGCGATAGCGACCCGCAACGAGGATCCCGTCATAAAAGTAAAATGTTCCGCTCTTATGTGTTGCCGGTTGTGTTGCCGTGCTCGATACATAAAACGGGGCGTTATTGAGTGTTACTGCCGCTCCTGCCGTCGCTCCCGCTGCTTCACTGCTTGCGTTTGCTGCCGGGCTTGTAGTATCGTATGTGCTGGTGTATGTCGGCGTTTTTTCATCGTCCTTCTCATGCACTTCTATCTTTCCGCCTACATCCCAATAGTGGAATGATTTTTCAATGGCGCTGCACTCGATATCCGAAGAGAAGCCACCCGAAGCACTGTATTTGTGCGTCACCTTATCAACAAAGTATTTGCCGTTAAGCCCTCCGCCCTTTGCTGCTCCGTAGCCTGTCAGCTTGATAACATGACCTGCGCACACCTTCCATTCTCCCTGTGTGGAAAATTTAAGCTTCGTCTTTCCGTGATTGGCGTTGTTGATCTCTGCACATAGCTGAACGCTTGCATCATGTACGCTGGTTGCCCTTCTGCTTATGCTCTTTGTATGAGTGCCACCGCCAACGCTGCAGGTTATATCTATATCCTTGTCAGCGTCCGTATAACTGAAATACCCTCCCGTAAATGTTCCGGAGAGGGTAGTGCTGTATTGCAGGCTTCCGCGTACAATGTTTGTCTTATTGAAAGTCTTGACCGGCTTTTTCGCTTTGTACTTCTCTCGGTCATATATCCACATTCTTTTTGCGTAGATTTTTAGGATCAGTCCGTAGTTTTTGCAGAGAGTATTGTAAAAACTGCTGTCCGTTGCGTCCTGTTCTTCGCATTCGATCTCGTAATCATCCGCATCGTATGTGAATTTCAGTCCGTACCTTGCCGCTATCGTCTCCCCGATTCTCTTTATCGAGGTGTTTTTCCACACATACTCCCTTTCGTACTCTGAAAAATTCTCGTCACTCGGCTTTGATACGCCTCCGATTGACAGTGTGCTCGGTCTGTCTTTGTAGCTGATATCATCCAGCACGAAAAGCCCGCACTTGATAATGTGCTTCCCCTTACCTGTCGTGCTGTTCCAGTTTGTTCCTATTATCCGCGGCTTTATGGTGGCTCCCTTTTCCGGCATCCACCCTTTAAGCCACTTTGAATCCTGTGCGTTGATCGTAATGTCTATGCTGTCGGAATTGTCGCTTGCGCTGTCTACATAAGTGATACTCTCTATGTCTGTTCCTGTTGCCGCCGAAAAGTCGCCGTTGTTGTACTTCGCCGTTACCTTGACCCGACGGGCGTTAATCATCGTCGTCGCCATAATCTTCTTCCTCGTCCTCTTCCCCGGCTGTAAACTTCCAAGGCGGCAGGCTTCCGTCGTCGTCCTCGTCCACTTCAACATCCGGCGCAGTGAGTTTAACCCCCGCGCCGAATATGAAAGTGTCTATCAATTCCCTGTTGGCTGCCATGAGAACATCCGCATAGTATTCACTTCCGTATAGCTTTTTGGCGATCACATCCCATGTGTCGCCGCTGATTGTGGTGTATACTGCTGCCATACGCCCTCCTAAAGTTTAATAAGCCGTTCTGTACTGCTGTTTCTGTCTCTGCTCGTACCATTCCTCGAACATTGACCGCATCTGTGACATAAGGTTATCAACCGTCGAATCGTCCGCATTGCCCTGTATGGTTATCTGCGGCGCAAATGTCATATTTCCGCTGTCTCCCATAGCTCCGCTTGTGTCGATTTGCTGCAATTCCATAGGCTCAACACCTAACAACTCTCCGGCTTTCGCCCATGTGTTAAGGTTTTGCCCTCTTACTGCGCTGTCAAAGGATATGACCGCTTCTCTTCCGGCTTCGCCTGCGATACTCGGCCCGTTTGTAAAGCCGCCCTTCGCCAGCATCGGGATCGTTGGGATATTAATTGAAAATGACTTTCCGCCGACGACCGGTACCCAATCCGGGATTGTAAGCCCCAGTCCGTTAATGCCCGAAATTGCTTTATTGATTAGAGCTATCACGGCGTTAATCGGCGCTTTGCATAGATTGATAAGTGCATCGAAAGCATTTCCGAAAATCTGCTTTACTCCTTCCCATGCCTGCGACCAGTTCCCCGTGAATACTCCGGTTATAAAGTTTATCAGTCCGTCGAAGATGCCCTTTACATTTTCGAGGATCCCGCTTATAGCCCCGAAAGCTACATTGAATGCCGCTAAAACGGCTGGAATGACAACGCTTCCGATAGTCATAACCACCGAAATAACGCCCTCGATCAGCGGTAAGGCTATCTGAATCGCCTGCGCTATGATCTGCGCTACAGTCATAACGGCAGTTCCTACATTCGTTAAGATTTCCGAAATGATAGGCGCTGCGCTGTTGAATGTCTGCAAAATGATAGGCAAAACCGTGGTTACAATGAAGTTGAACACTTCCTCGATAATCGGCTTTACATAGGTTACGGCAAAATCTACAATCTGACCGACTACACCCAGCACGGATTGTAGGATCATAACTACGGAATCAAATGTAGTTGATACCGTGTTTGCCACATCCGGCCCGAACATGTCAGAGAAGAAGCCCACAACCATATCCTTAACCGGTGCCAGCGCATCCGCAAGGCCGCCGTTTAATATGTTGCTTATCGCTCCAAGCACGCCGTCAAGGCCACCCTTAAAGCTGTCAAATACTGCAAGCCCTTTTTCTCCGAATACCTCGCCTATAATGTTTCTCACGCCGTCGAGGTTGTCGTATAGTATGCTGAATACCGCTATAATGCCGGAGATAACGCCCACGATTGGCAGCGCCCCGGACAGTATCGAACCGAACATCCCGGCTATCGGGCCAAGAGCCGTAGCGCCTACATTCAAGAGACTTCCGCCGAAACTTCCGATTGCGGACAATGGCCCCGATAGAGCACCGCCTATCGCTCCGCCTATTCCTTTTATGCCCGCTACGGCATTTCCCGCCGCTCCGCCAATGCCGCTCAATGCTCCGCCGATCATCTGCCCCGGCTTTGATGCTGCTATTGCTGATGCGGCGTTGCCAAGTCCGCCTACGGCCATTCCGCCGAGGTTTTTAAGCCCGCCGCCTATCTTTGCTCCTACTCCGCCGATTGCTCCGCCTATCTTCGTCTGTCCTATTCCTCCGATAGCGTTTCCTATGCTTCCGAAGTACGAACCGATACCCGCCGTAGCTTTCCCGGCCTTTGAGCCTTTGAACATATCGCCGATCATTCCGCCTAATCCGTTGGAGTTAATCAGCATATCCATTACATTCTTATTTGCAGCATTGAACTTCTTTTTATTTCCGCTGAATAAGCCTCCGGCGTTCTGTGCGGTAGCCAGTATTCCCATAAGCCCCGCGCCCTTCATGCCGGGATTTACGCTCTTTCCGTAGGCATATCCCTGTGTTAATATCTGCGAAGCGTTTCCGGCGAACTTCTGCCCTCCTGTAAACATCCCGGCTATGCCGCTTAACAGTCCTCCACTCTTATTTCCGAATGCTCCGGTTTTTCCGAACAGCAGATCACCGCCACCGCCAAGCAATGTCTCTATGAGCGGTGCTGCTTTCATTCCTGCGAAAGCAGCAACCATTCCGCCGAGAACCTTAACAACCTTGTCTCCGTTATTCGACACATAATCAAGTGCCGACTGCACATAAGGCAATGCCGTCTGTAAAGCGCCACCCAGCTTGTCAACGCCCTTTGATGCAATATCCGCAAGTGTCTCTCCCAGCTTTTCAAGCTGTGGCATATTTTCCCGGAGACCGCCGATAATGTCGATCATCAGCGTTGCAAACTGTTTCTTGACGGGCAAAAACTCGTCTCCGAAGTCTATCTTTAATGCCTGCCATGAGTTTGCAAGCATCTTGTCGATACTCTCCGCCGTATCAGCCTTGATGATAAACTCCCGCTCCATACTTCCTGTATAAAGTGCGGGATCATTTACCATCTTCAATGCATCTGTATATGTGCTTATGTTGCCGGTGATCTTCGCTGCACCTTCAATCGCCCATTGTCCGAACAGGTTAGACAACGCCGCCACCTGTTTATCATCCGGGAGATTTCCGATCGCATCGAACACCTGCAGGAGTGTTCCCGAAGCGTCCTGCTGCATTGCTTTGGCAACGCCCTCTGCGCTCATTCCCAGTGCTTCAAATGTCTCTTTTTGCGCTTTTGTTGCACTCGAACCCTTGCTTATGTTGGTGTAGATACGCTTTAAGCTCGTGCCTACTCTGTCGGCTCCCACGCCTGTAGCAAGCATGGCATCCGCCAGTGCTGCCGTTGTCGCTACATCTGCTCCGGCAATCTGTCCGAGTGAAGCAGCGTCATTTACTGCGGAGGCTATTTCTGCTGCCGTGGTCGCGCTGTTCGCACCGAGGTAGTTGATTTGGTCTGCAAGTACCATGACTTCTTCGTGTGTCATGTTAAATGCGTGTTCCCATTTTGCCGCCCAATCGCCCGCCTGTTGTGCGTCGATATCCATTGCAGTACCCATCATGGCAACATCTTTTAAGAATCCCTGTATATTGCCCTTACTGTCGTACTGTATTAAATCATTTATTCCCTTGCCGGATTGTCCTGCTGCCGCCGCAAGCTCTGTAAGTTCTTCGGCAGTCATTGGTATTTGGGTTGAAAGATCAAGGATTGCATCTTTCATCATGTCGTAATTCTGTGCGAATGTTCTCCCGGTGTCAGTGTCCATCTTGTCGCTGATTTTTCCCATGGAATCCGCAAGGCCGTCCACATACTTTACGACATTACCCATTTGTGCTTCAAAGTCTTTGGCGGCGTTTGTGGCATCCACTATCGCCGCAACGGAGGCGGTGCCAAGCGCTCCCATAGCCGCCAGCCCGGCGGTGCCGATTTTACTTATTGACTTTGAAAAACCGCTTACGCCCCGCTGTGCCTGCCCGAGTGCAGACATAAGGCTTTTATCAACCTTACCGGCTATCTTTACGCTTAACTCTAATGTTTTGTCCTTCGCCATTCTTCCGCCACCTCGTTATTCAGTTCGATAAACTCTCGAACCGGCATAGTCAAATAAAAATCTATCCCCGTCCTCGTCACAGCCGAAAGACGGATAGCAGCCTTGCGAAGCTCTTTTGCTCCGCCCTTTACTCGAAAAAATCCGAGCTGTTTACTTCCGCTCTTAACTTCAATAACTCTCCGATAGGAAGCCCGGTAAAGAATTTCTCCGGCTGTCCTGTCGCCATGCTTGCCATAATGCAGCAATAGAGATAATTGAAAGTAGGTTCCGTGATCGTAATACCCGCACGGACAAGCCTGTTTTCTGCCTCGCTCTCATTCATGCTTGTCATGTTGGCTATTCCGTTAAGGTCAATCTCTGTGTATTCCTTGCCCTCGAATACATAGGGCTTGTTGAATTTCAAAATGTGATTTTCGCTCTCTTCCGTTACCATGAGTGCAGATACCACGGCTTTTTGTGTTCTCTTTGACACTCCGCGCGGCATGAGCTTAAAGAACTCAATAGGATAGTCTGACGCTTTCTGTGCAATCAGACGGGCAAATGCGGTCGTTCTTTCTGTTGCCATGGCCGCCGCCACCTCTCCCTCGTCTACAAGCTGCGACTGTGCCTTGATTGCATCGTTGATCGTCAGCTTTTCGATACCGGACAGATCAATAGTCTTGTATTCCTTGCCCTCGAATACATAGGGCTTTTCAAGGGTTACTACACCCTTTTTCTCTTCCGCGCTCTCCGGTGCCTGCGCGGTCTGCTCTGTAGTCTGTTCTGCGGTCATTTCTTCCGCTTCTGTGATCTCTTTTGTTACTTTCTTTTCGTCAGCCATTTTTATAGCTCCTTTCGGTGATTCAGTGTTTTCAGTGATTCAGTGCAAAATAAAAGCACCGTCCTCCGCAGTGTGGCAGAGGACGAATGCCTTTTATGATACTGTGCTTATTAAACAAGCCCGCGAACTTCCGCCAGCATATCAACGCCGTTTACGATATATACACCGTTCAGCTTGTCGATCTCAACTAACTTCTGTCCGTCGTTCTCAATGAGAATGTAGGTAAGCTCCAAAGTAACGGTAGCCTCCATGCTCTCACCCTTCTCGATCTTGCCGGGATTGAACTTCTTAACCCTTCCCATTTCAACAACGCGAAGTCCTTTGAAGTTGTAACCGCCGGTCTTGTCGTATACCTGCTGTGCCGCTCTGAATGTCAGGTTGACGGTTTTAAGCGGGGAAAGCATATCGGCAGCGCTGGAATACAGTGTGTTGAACTGAATCTCCTGCTCCATGCTCTCAAACTGACCGATGGTAGGGCTGTCGATTTCTCCGTTAATACCCATGCCGGAGGTTGTGCTGGTTTTCATGTTAATTTCCGGCATAGTTACGGAAGCTGCGACACCAATCATTTTGTTACCGTCGAGGTAAGTATTGGCATCGTTGATTTTTTCGGGTACATAGTTGTTACTAATCATTGCCTTTTATCCTCCTTCCGTTAGCTCAATGCGCTTGCCAGTGCTTCCGGGTCAAACTCGATCACATCCTCGATATCTTCTGCAGGAGTGTAAGGAGTAATGTACTGGTGGAAGGTCAGCTTGCCGTTGAGTAAGTCTGCCGTGGTGTTCTCGTCCTCGTTAAAGACGATTTCATACCTTGCGCATACATCCCTTGCTACAAATCCGTTGCCGCGCACATTCTCGGAATCCACAATAGCCTCGATAAGCCTTTTGTTCGCCGGGCTGTCTACGTGCTGGAAGTAGGTGAGGATAAATGTATTTGCCGCCCACGAAAGGAATCTGCGAACGGAAAACCACCTGTCTTTAGGATCTGTCGTTCCGGGATAAGCCGCCGTATTATTTCCCCACAGCCTAAAGCCGTTCATGTTAAGGAATGTTGCCACTCCGAAACTGTTTACAGTGTTGGCCTGATCTTGGTCAAGAAGTACCTCTGTGCCGTCCGCAAGGCAGGCTTTCGAGATTGCCAGCGTCTTATTTGACGGTGATACATTCGGTGTGTCGTCGTTGACTGCGTCCACATAAGCCGTAAGAGCTGACGCAAGCGCAGAACCGGAATAAACCACCTCTCCAACCGCTGCATAAGGCCATACAGCGTATGCGTTTGCATCTGTAACCCCCTGTGCCTCTTTCTGCGTTTTCACATCTGAATACTTCTTTGCGCCGTTTGCGCTGCTGTCGATGTCGATAATAGTAACGCATTTGAATACGCCGTTGATTTCCTTGGTCTTTGCCTGTAATGCTGCCGATACGGTAGCACTTGCGGAAAATCTCGGTGCTGTCAAGATACCGGGTGTCATGTTGAACTTGGGGTAAATCTGTCTGATTACTTCAAGTCCGGTCTCTTCTCCGGTGCTTGCGTTCACGCCGCCGATGATATCAGATGCGGTAACGCCGCTTGCGTCGATCTTGTTGCCGGCTACCGTGACGGTAGTTGCCGCCTGTGCTCTTGCAGATACCATGATGATGTTTGCCGTTCCGTCGTCATTGAAAGATACGGTGTAGTCCGTTCCTCTTGTCAAAGTGACTTCGGGATCATCACCGCTTGCAGGAATCTTGACAACAAGCGTTTCATCAACAATTACTCCTGTTTCTTCCACAAGCGCAATGTTGCTGTTTACCTGTACTGCTCCGCCGGTCATTGCTTTCTTGTGAGCTGCCTTGGTAGGATCCAAAACATTGATAAGAATGATAGGCCCCGTGCCGACTACGGAGAAAGTAGCTCTGATTGCTTCACAAAGAGTATAGCTTGCGAAGTCGTCGCTATATCCCACCGCTGCCACTGCCTCGGCATAGTTGTTCGCTAAAATGGGTTTGTTGACCGCATCCGCGAAGTTCTCTCCCAGCATATTCACCGGTGCGGTTCCGACTACAACCTGCAGTCCTGCCGTTCCCAAAATGGGGGCTGTCATGCTTGTAGCTTTCTCGCTGGTGTATACGCCGTGTTTGTAAGTGCTTGACATAGCTTTTTACCTCCTTAAATTTCAGCCTTGATCTGTTTGAACAGGATAGCTTCTGCCGTTCCTGCCGTTTCTACTTTGCTTCTGACTTCCGCAAAACGCTCCGCCGGAACGATAAGCGCCTTTGCGATCGGGTGTTCCTTGATGAATCCCGCCAAAAGCTCCGGGATATCCCCTGTAAAGACGGTATACTGCCGCACTACTCCGCGAATGCTTGGCCCGCAATAGACTACAGACTTTTCCGGCTTTGCTTCCGCTTTAGCTTCGGTCTTATCCTCTGCCGCTGCTTCCGTTTCTGCCGTCTTTGCTGCCGTCTGCTGCATGGCTTCAAGCTCTGCGCTATCCGTTATCGGCGTTTCCGTCACTTTGGTATTTGTTTTTTTACTCATAGTAGCTCCTTTAACGCTGTGTCCTGTGTCATTGCCGGTGCTGTGCAGGTCAATGAGCACGCTCCAAAGTAGTAAGGTGCTGTGTCGTCAATCTGCAAAGCCCAAGTGATAGGTTTCAGTATCGTAAATGCGCCCCCGAAATAAGGACGGGTGCATACCCTCTGTATGATATCCTCCTTGATATTCGCTACATCTTGGTATCCTTCCCGTTTTTTCCCTTTGTCGTAACAGCAGACAATCAGCGAAAAGTCTACGGTCTGCGGGCTATCGTCGTCCTTGATTGCCCCGCCTGTCATTTGCACCACGATATACGGTGCTGCCGCTTCGTCCGTATCTGCGTCAACATCGTTATCCTCCGGTACAGGCAAGTCCTGTTTGTATACAGTGATAGGCTTTCTTCCTTCCTGTCCTGTGTACTTCTTGCCCTTGAACAGTTCCCGCAGCATCTCGCAAAGAGCGTCTTGACATAACTGCGGTGTCCTTCCTATGCCTGCTGCCTCGACTTGCGAAAGATAATCATTCATGCTCTATACCTTTCCGGCTCTTGCAAGCACTTTGTCTACCTGCGCATCAAGCCGCTGTATTAAAAAATCTTCAACCTGTTGCTCTACTTCCGGCCAAATGGTATTGTGCATGGCTGTGGCCGACGGGCTACCCATTGTGCGGAGCTTTTCAACTCTGCCGTCCTTGGTAGTCCACCTCGGTTTCCCTCTTGCTGTCAGTTTTCGGCTTGAATTTGAGCCGATTACTCTTTGAACCATTCCTACATGACCACTCTTGAATTGCAGTACAAAGCCCTTTGACATTCTCGCTTCGCCTGTCAGCGGTTTCATGGAACCGGCTTTTAATACCTTTGCTCTGACTATTGGTGGGGCGTTCTCGAAAACATCCCGTCCGGTGTGAACTCCCTCCGGGCTATACTTGAAATAGCCGAGGTCGTTTCTGAAACTCGCTATATGAAGCTCTGCATTTAGGCTTGTGTTGGTTGCTTTCTTCCGTTGTACAAGGTCTTTCAAGTGCTTCTGTCCTGCTGCATTCACAGCGTACCGTGCTTTTGCTTTGGCGATCATCAGCTTTCTTGCTTCCCTTGCGGTGGCATTGATCGCAACCTTTATCGCTGCCGGGGTCTTGCCTTTAAGGTCTCCGAGTGCTCTTGCTACATCTTCCTCACCGATTACGGTAATGGTATAGTTTCCACTGTTATAGACCGTTCTTGGCATTTACTGTCTCACCCTTTCCATTGTCATGCGATATACCCCGCTATCTTCTTCGCAGTGCATGATCTTGTATGTCCTTTTGTGGTCTGTGCCTTCGTCCAGCACTAAATACTTTCCGATCTTCGGTCTTGGCCCGTAGTCTTTTGCGCGGATATAGAGAATGGTATGCGCATTATATAGACCGGTATCAAAGTTCTGCTTCGCCCCGGCTTCCCAATGCGCCGCATGTTGCCTTACATCCTCTTCTTCAACGATAACGAGATATTCTGTACCGTCTACTATGTGCAGCTCAGCGTGTTCGTCTCCGTTGAAAAACGCAAGGTCAATGTCTGCTGCCGCACAATCCTTGAATGTTGGCGCTTCCCATTCTTCCTCTGCTTCTTCTCCGTAGATTTGATTTAACTCAAATAACGCCATCTTGCACCTCCGCCAAAATTGCCCCGCCCGGTATCTCTCCGGGTGGGGCTTAAATCTCTAAAGATACACCTCTTACAGTACGGTTGCTACCAGCCAGCTATCCGCCTTGTCGGGGATAGGAAGAGGATGAGCCTGCAGCTCGATCATTCTTCTGTCGGGGTGGTGCTCGATGTAGGAGCGAAGCAGGCGGGCGGTCTGTGCCGTTACCCAATTCTGCGTAGCGTCCTCAATGTATGTGCAAGCTCCATAAGCCATCATGTAGCTTGGATTAGAGCTGATAAGCACTACCTTGTTGGCAGGAATGAGGGGCTTGGTCTGTGCGTTGTCCGGATCAGTCCAATCATCGTAGTAAACCTCGCCGTACTCGTAGATATCAAGGCTCGGCTTGTTAAGGTGTCCGATATATCTTACGCCGTTAGGCAGGTCTTTAGGCTGGATGATACCCATTTCAACACGGCGGTTGTCGAGCATCTTCTGTACATCCGCATCATTAAGGAATGCGCGGAGTGCAGCTTTACCCATGATTGCCATGTCTACATTGGTGAATCCGTTAGTTAAGGTCTGCTCTACCCAATCATCGAGATTGTCGAGAACCTTTGCGCTTGATCCGCCCCACTTGTTGTTTCCGGTAAGGGTTACGGTGTTGGTGAAACCGAAGTCGATAACTTCGTTTACGCCCTTGCCGACAACGGGAATCTGACCGGTTACGATAGCCTGCACTGCCATCCACTCTTCACGGCGTGTAGTAGCGTCATTGAGACGGTTGTACTCGTCTGTGAGCTTCTGTGCTGCTCTCTGTGCCGGTGTCATACCGCTGTAGATGTCCTCTCCGGGCAGTCTGCTCATAAGCTGATCCGCCGTAGTAACATCATAAGGATTTACAAGGGGCGGTTTGTAGCTCTCTGTCTGAAATCCCTTATCCTCAAGAACCTGTCCGCCTGCTCTCGGATGTACGAAAGCTGCCATACGGCGATCTCCCTTTACGATGTCGATATCTACCCTTTCAGTTGCGAAAGGCTTTGTGTTCGTAAAGAACTTATCGCGGAAAAATGTATGTACAGGCGGAGCCTGTCTCACGACTTCCGCAAGATACCGGGGCTGATAAATGTTAATCTCGTTAGCCATTGTCTTTTTTCCTCCTTTAATTATTTCAAGAAAATACCGATGTTGCGGAAAGCAACCTCGAGGGCATCTGCCGTAACATTGTTTTCAAGCACCAATGCATCAGCGAAAAACTCTCCGGTGAGATAGATCACTACCTCTGCGTTTGCTTCTGCGCTGTCTGCTACGATACCGTACAATCCGTCTGTCGATACGGTAATGTTGTCTCCGCTGCCTGTAGCTGTAACCTTCGCCGCCTTACCGTTTGCGTCCAGCTTGACGGGTGCGCCCTTTTCGAGTGCTGCCGCTGCCGTCTTTACCTGTGTGGTAACTGCGATAGCGGTACCGGCAATGAGATATTCGGGAGTGTATGAAAACTCCTTCTTTGCTAAATCCATACTCATAGTCTTTTGTCCTCCTTTACTGTTTCTGCCCTATGGCTTTGATAGCGTCAAGAAACTCGTCCTGCTGTGTGCCGCCTGTGGTTTCATGTGCCACATTCTCCATGCCGCTTTCAGCAACATCTTTCTTTACGCCGTCGAGATACGCCTGCTTCTTGGCGCTCTCTGTCTGCTTTGCGTTCTTGACTGCCTGCATAGCGTAGTCCGCTGCACTGATCGGCTTTTCAAACTTCGCTTCGTTCGCAAAGTCCTCGGAACCGGACAGGCACATCTCTTCGATGTCGCGGATTCTCTGACGCTCATTTGCTGCTGCCGTCTCCGCTGCCGCCGCCTCGATTGCTCCGACCAACTCCGGGTATGCTCCGCGCAGGTCGTCCACGGTTTTAATTTCCATGTTCTTTACCTCCTTTGGGTTTTTGGGTTTTTCCGGTGCCTTGTTGACCGGGTTTGTATTTACAACACAATCGGCGGCGGGGGCTGCTGCCAAATTGTCCTGTACGAATTTAGGCGCATCGTTGAACGGTATATGTGTTCCGATGCTGTTCACGAATAATAGGCCGCCGCGATTCTCGATCACGGTTTCTTCGTCCTCTGTATCGTCTATCAATTCATCCACAAAGCCGTTTTCCTTTGCTTCCGCTCCTGTAAACCAGCTTGTGTTATCCATCTGTTCCGCTACTTCGTCTTTATCTCTTCCCGTCTTTTTTGCGTAAAGAGAAATGATATTGTCTCGGATAGCTCCCAGCGCATCAAGATACTGCTGCAAAGTGACGGCATCCGCATAACCGAACAATCCCATTTTTACAGGATGTATCATGTATGTGCTGTCGTTGGCCGCTACGACCTTTGAACAATGGCAGGCAACGATAGTCGCTGCGCTTGCGCAAAGACCGTCGATCTTTGCTGTTACACTTGCTTTGTGCTGTTCAAGCATATTTCCTATGGCGGTCGCCGCAAATACATCACCGCCGCCGGAGTTAATGCGTACTGTGATCTCATTTATCCCTCCGAGTGCGTTAAGCTCGTCTGCAAACTGTTTCGGGGTTACTTCGTCTCCCCACCAGCTTGTGTCCGATATGTCGCCATATAAAAGCAGTTCCGCGCTTTCTTCTGTCTGATTGCGGAACTGCCAAAACTTCTTTGCTTTCGGTGCTGGCATTTTATGTCCTCCTTTGCTCCTGCTGTTCCCTTGGCGGTCTCTGCATTGGCTGTATCGGCTGTGACTGTTCCTGCTGTTGCGGATTGATGATGTCGTCAACTTCCTTCTTCCGCTTCGCTTCGATCACTCTCTGACGGATATTGCGGTTATAATCTCCGCCCGTCATTGTCGCCGTTTCTTCCTGTGCTGTACTGAAACCTGCCTCTACTCTCTTTATGGCTGCGTCAACCTCCTGTACCGGGTTGAGGTTCGTCCTTGCCGGGCCGTTCCAGTCGCAAGCCATATATGCTTTTCTGATAGCAGGATCATCAAAAAATCCCGGTGCGTCAATCCTGCCCCTTGCCACCGCTTCCGCAAACCACTCTTGGTAAACGGGTGTGCAGAAATCATCGGTAAACCAGTCTCTTTGCATGGCACAGGTGCGCCAAAACTCATTTAGTGCGCCCCTTGCTGCGCTGTATGATGTCGTAAACTGCTTAAACAGTACCTCCGGCGGTATTTCAAGTGCTGCCCCTATCTGTCGTATCATGGCGTTTGTAAAGGCATCGTACCCCGTGTTCGGGTGCTTCGGGTCTGCAAACTCTACACCCTCGCCCGGATTCAGCGAAACGATAGCGCCGGGGCCAAGCTCTATACTGCTTTGGTCTGCGCTGTCGATCAGTTCCTCCGGTGGCAGCAGTTCGCCGAACGGTCTCCCGTCCGATGCTGTTTCTGACTTCACGAACACGGTAAACATTGCGGACAGCACCGCTGCCGTAATCTCTGCATCCGTGTATCTTCCGAGCTGTTTGATCGCTTCGAGTACCGGTGCTAAAATCGGTACACCTCTCCGCTGCCCGATTCTTTCGCGGTTCATAATGTGCAGTACGTTTCTTCGCCCTGTCCTTGGGCTATAGGCTTCAACCCTCGTCCATTCCATTTGACCGGGCTGTATCGTTGCTGTGCTTGATAGCGGGTGGCGGTTGCATATCCAGTATGCTACCACCATTCCATCCCTGTCTGTTTCAACGCCCTGTACGATCTGCTCTACTTTATATCCCTTTACTTCGCAAGGCGTTAATCTGTCGTACCCGTCCGGGCTACATATCCTGTCCGCTTCAATGAGCCTTACCCGTAGTGAGTATGGCTGTCCTGCTGCCTCTTTTACCGGCAAAAGTACGATAGTGTCGCCGTTCATAAGGTACGACAGAAACGCAAGTTGCTGTAGCTGATAAAAATTATCCATTCTTTCAGCGTCGCATATCGGCGTATCGGCCCACAAAGAAAACTCTCTGACAATCTTTGTCTGTAATTCTTCGGCCTGTTCATCTGTCAAACCTAAAAACTCTGCGTCAATCTGCGGAGCAGGCATAAGGCCGCCCGCTATTACATTTGTTCGCATGGTTTTAAGCGCCGCCGACGCTGCCGGGATTCCCATATAAGCATCACGGCTCCGCTGCCGTAACACATCTATGTTGTCCTCGATATCTTCCTTTGCGCTGCCGCCGAAATATTCCCAGCCGCGCATACTCTTTTTTGTCTGATTGGCTCCGTAGTTCCCATAACCGGAGTTGATAACGGATAAAGCCGCCCTTGCCGCCGCTCTTTTGGCTGCGTGTACAGGAGCGACCATTTCCACCGCTTTATCAATGATATTCGGTTTTGCCATAAGTCCTCCTTACACATCACGGGCTACAAAGCGGTGCAGTCTGTTCTTTCCGCCCGCCTTTTCTTCCGCTTCGGCTTCCGCCAGCTTCGCCGCCCAATACTCCATTTCTTTTCTCACGGCTTCAAGATCAGCCCTTGTCAGCATTCTC